GTTGTGGGCCAGGACATTCTATTATGCATCTCAGATTGCCCCTGTGGCCCACGTCTCTGTGAAAGGAGAGGCCCTGCCTCCTAAGAAGTGGCAAAATGGGTTAGTGCGTTCAATTATAGGATCTCCCATCACCCATTACATCATGTCAACGGTTTTCAACTATGGCCCCAACCATCATTTTGATTGGGAATCGACTCCCATAAAAGTCGGCATGCCTTTGAATGGGCATTGGATGTCCGATCTTTTTGCGAAGCACGGCCGTTTCGACATTCATGTTGAAGGCGACTTCACAGCCTTTGACTCCACTGTCGACGGCCCTATCATCGAGATCATCAAGGCAGTCCGGAAGCGTGGGTACGATTACCATAAAGACAGGTCTGCTATTTGTGACCTGATAGATATTTCATACGATCAAGTCCTTTCACAACAGTTAGGACATACATCGACAGGCAATATTTTCCGTAAGGGGACTGGCGAAACCACTGGCCATTCATCTACATCAATGGATAACAGCATGGCCTTGACAATTTTGTATTTGGCTGCTTGGAAGGAGCTCACTGGGAAAAATGCCCGTGAATTCCTTTTCTTTAATGAGTTGTCCTGTTATGGAGACGACCATCTTTTGTCAATTGCTAATTCCAGGCCTCGTGCCTGGAATCCTCGTAACATTAAGAGGGTTATGTCCCGATGGGGCGTGACTAACAATTTGGAAGTCAAACCTCTGGCTGAATGCGAATTCCTTTCCAAGAGATGTGCCCGTGTTTCAAACACATTGGCGGCCGAAATGCGGGTGCACGGTGTTGCTCTCCGAACTTACGCCGTCTGGCATAACAAGGCCAAGTTAGTTGGCAAGCTGGTGGCCCCTGTCAAGAATGCAAACCCCAACTATCAGGTCAAGAGGTTGCTGTCCTACATAACCCTGACTGCACACCACAAGGATGTTTATGATGGAATTTGCACTGCCCTTGAATCATCTTGGCTTAAGAAGGCCCTAGTGGCATCAAAACTCAGGGTGCCTTCTTACACCCAAGTGTTGAGGATGTGGTATAATCCTTCAGCCCAGCCTTTTCACCCTGACCCTGACCCTGATTCCCTCTTGATTAATGATGGGTCATTAGTTCAATATGGGGTGCCTACACTTGGTGATTATGTCTTGGCTGCTTTGTCTCAAGTACCAGATTTGCTCAATCCAGTTGTTTTCAATATGGGTTTTAGCCGTGCTTTTCAGTCTCAATTAGCCCCTCTTCTGGTCTGGGTGGTTGATTTCATAGCTTCAACCAATGGTACTCCCACAAGTGGTATGTTAAACTGGGCCCTGAGGGGGTCAGTCTATTCTTGGCTGGACACTGATGTTTGCGTGCCTGGAACTTCCAGGTCAAATTGGTCGTCCCTCCTGGTGAGACACTGGCTTTTCACCAGCTATTGCAAATGGGGTCCGAAGTTTGGAACTTTCAGGATGGGCGAGTTTTTAGTTCGCCGCATTTCAAATCTGCAGTTCCTGGTAAATGGATATGTGCACCGGGACTTTCCTCGGGTGGACCCCGCCCTTGATAAAGTCCTAGTGGCCGCACTGCTTGGGCTCATTGTGCACGTTCCTGATTGGTTTCTTTTAGTTAAGGGCGTCCATCTGCCCGAGTTCTCAGTCATTTTTGATTATGCCTGGAATTGGGTTATGTCAAC